TCTGGTAGTTTGGATGATGTTTGGGGTAAGGCTGCTTAATGGCATTCTTATATCTACTGGTGATGACTCACATCACCATAGTTTGTGTTACTTTGTTTTTACATAGAGGACAAACTCACAGAGGTATTGAATTTCATCCAGGGCTATCCCACTTTATGAGGTTTTGGTTGTGGCTTACCACTGGTATGGTCACAAAAGAGTGGGTAGCCATACATCGCAAACATCATCAGAATTCTGATAAAGAGGGAGATCCGCATTCTCCCCACATATTCGGTATTTGGTATATTTTATTTGCTGGGGTTTTCTGTTATATTGAATCATCGAAAGATAAAGAGATGGTTCAAAAATATGGAGTTGGAACACCAGATGATTGGGTAGAGAAAAATGTCTACTCAAAATTTCCATATGCTGGGATTGTGCTAATGTTGTTTATTGATTTATTGTTGTTTGGTTGGTGGGGATTTTGGGTCTGGGGAGTTCAAATGATTTGGATTCCATTCTGGGCAGCAGGTGTTATAAATGGTATGGGACACTATTATGGTTATAGAAATTATGATAGTAAGGACAAATCTACAAATATAACCCCATGGGGAATTATAATCGGTGGAGAAGAACTCCATAATAATCATCATGGAGATCCAGCAAACCCTAAATTGAGTAGAAAACCATTGGAATTTGATATAGGCTGGATGTGGTATAAAATTTTTAATACATTAGGATTAGCAAGGGTCAAAAATGTCGACTAAATATTTTGAATGTGAATCATGTGGAGCACGAGGAAAGATCGTTCTCAAAGGAGATGACCATTCAACAGAAGATGTGGTATATTGCCCAGTTTGTTCTGCTGACATCTATGAAGAGGAAGATCTAGACGATGAAGAATAATGTGGTATTATCAAAACAAAGTAGTAGAATTATTACCTGAGGATTGTGTTGGGTTCGTTTATTTGATTACAAATAAAACCAACGATAGAAAATACGTAGGTAAAAAGTTAGCCAAGTTCTCAAAGACAACTTACAAAACAGTTAAGTTGAAAAACGGAACAAAAAAGAAAAAGAAGATTCGTGGAAAGATCGAATCTGACTGGCTAACATACTATGGGTCTAGCATTGAATTAAACAAAGATGTTGAGAGATTAGGTGAGGAGTCATTCACACGAGAAATTCTGCATTTTTGTAAATCGAAAGCAGAGTGCTCATACATTGAAGCAAGGGAGCAGTTTTCAAGAAAAGTTTTGGAAACAGAAGAATATTACAATGGACAAATCTCAGTGAGAGTCCATAAATCACACATACTAAACAGACTATGAAATATCTATTATTCATAACAGCGTTATCTCTATCAGCAGTTGCTGCTTACTACTCAATCATGGGATTAGTAGCAATCTTCGCTGCAGCTGCAATTCCAATTTTCATTATGGGTTCTTTGCTTGAAGCATCGAAACTCGTGGTAGCATCATGGCTTTATCGAACATGGAAAGAAATTCCAATATTGATGAAGTCCTACTTTACATTCGCTTTAGTAGTATTGATGCTTTTAACTTCTATGGGAATTTTTGGATACCTAAGTAAAGCACACTTAGATCAAGCAATACCCACAGGTGACGTGCAAGCAAAACTTGCGCTAATAGATGAAAAAATTAAAACCGAAAAGGAGAACATAAATGCAAGCCGTAAAGAACTTTCTCAACTCGATTCTCAAGTTGATCAAACCATCGCAAGAACCACAGACGCAGGTGGTGCAGAGCGAGCCATTACCATCCGCAGAAACCAGCAAAAAGACCGAAACCGAATCCTCAGTGAAATCGGTACAGCGCAAGCCAAGATCGCCAAGCTCAACGAAGAGCGTGCGCCAATCGCCAGCGAAGTCAGGAAAGTCGAAGCCGAAGTCGGTCCGATAAAATACATAGCAGCACTACTTTACGGTGATAACCCAGAAACGGATCTGCTTGAGAAAGCAGTTCGTTGGGTTATTATCATGATTGTTATTGTATTTGATCCACTCGCTGTTTTAATGCTAGTCGCTGCTAACTGGCAGATGAGAAAAGATGACGAACAAAAACCAGCAATAACAATAAAGACTGATTCTGAAGGTAATCAACAGATTGAATCTATTATTTTAAAAGATAATGATGAATTAGAAGAACCCAATAAACCTAAGTGGTCTGATATGTTCTTTAAAAAGAGTCCATTACCATTGGAATCTAAGAAGATTATTGAGGATTTCTTTGGTAAGAAAAAACCTGAAGAATTAGAGCCAGAACAAATGGCTGAAATGAATAAAGAAGTAGACGTAGTTATTCCAGAAACTAATCCACAAATAGAAGAATATGGAACATTTGGACAACGTGAAAAGCGTATAACACTTGAGTCCAATGTTGAAGCTGTGGATAATATCTCTATACAACTTCCACCTGAAAAACCACCAAGAATGCCACTAAGGTAATTTCTTATTGCGAAAAGCAACAAAAAGCCTAAATAATACTGTTACCATGAGTAGTTGTTGATATTACAAAAACAATTAAAATAAAGGTTTAAAATGACTAAAAAGATCGCTTCTGCGGTGCTTTTTGTCATGGTTTTGTCCCCTGCGATGGCACAGCCTATCGTAACTGATTCGACTAGTAGATCTACTACAGACTCTACTTCAAATAGCACAACAACAGTAAAATCCCCACCTCCAACAGCAGTGGCTCCAGCAGTCACAGTTATTAACTCAGACGTTTGCGCAGTAGGTGTATCTGGCGCAGCACAAACTCAAATTCTTGGTATTTCATTCGGTGCTACTATGACCGACAAGAATTGCGAAAGATTAAAATTAGCTCGTTCCATGTATGATATGGGTATGAAAGTAGCAGCAGTTGCTACACTCTGTCAAGATGAACGTGTGTTTACTGCCATGATGAATGCAGGAACTCCATGTCCAGTTGATGGAAAAATTGGTGAGCAAGCCAAAACAATCTGGGAAAATAATCCAGAAAGAATCCCACAAAAAGTCAAGAGTAAAGACTAAATGAGATTCTGGCTTTTAGTGATTTTAGTTTTTGTATTGGCGTTATTTACTGCGCCAAGAGCTAAAGCACAAATACAAATTCCAGGAACAGATTTCACACTGACACCAGTTAATGGTGGAACAGGTGGTTTAGTATCAGTACCAATTCCAGGTGGTGCTGGTTTGTCAGTTACAGTTGGTACTGGATCCGCTGCAATTCCATTACAGGACATTCGTAGTAATCCAAATGCTGTGAACATTTCAACATGGGATGACTGGTATAATGAAGTTCCATTGGGATTTACATTCCCATTCTATGGGCGAAACTTTACTACATCATGGGCAATGACTAATGGTCTGGTTACATTTCAAAACCCAGCAACATCTGGATTGGGTGGTGCTTGCTGTGAAGGTGTAGATTTACGCACCACAACAAATTCAAGATACAATTATACCATCTATGGTCTGCATACTGATTTGTATTCTTGGAATAATAATCAATATTATCTTCGTGGTACAAATGAAATGACTTATGGGTGGTATAACTCAAGTCAGTGTTGTTCATCAAATGGTGGAAATAGTTTTGAAATTAAAATTAACTCATCTGGTTTAGTAGACACTAGAATTGCTGGTGCTATGATAAGCTGGAATAGAGTTACATCTGGTATGGCAGGTGACTTATCCAAAGGCGAATATTTCCAAGCATATCATGGTCGAGGTATAAACATTACTCCTGGAAGTTCAAGCATTTTTAGTTGGCAAGCATTGAATGGTACTGGTGCTGTAGATTTATGCTTATCCAATCCATTATCATCACCAACATGTCCTGGATATCAAACAGCATATTTCACTCAACAATGTTCTATAAGCGCATTGTATAACCCATCGTGTCCTGGATATGCAGAAGCGTATTTCACTCAGCAATGTACTGCTAATCCATTATACAATGTGAACTGTCCTGGATATGCATCGGCATATTTAAGTTATCAGTGTTCTTTAAACTCTCTATACTCAACAACTTGTCCTGGATATGAACAAGCATACCTAACACAACAATGTAATATTAGTCCATTATATTCAACACAATGCTCTGGCTATCAACAAGCAACAACACAATGCTCTGCTAATCCATTGTATGCATCTTACTGCCCAAGTTATCAAACAGCAACGACACAGTGTTCAATCAATTCCCTATACGCATCTTACTGTCCTGGATACGCATCGGCACAACTAACATGCTCAACAAATCCATTGAGTAATACTTTATGTTCTGGTTATCAGACAGCAACAAATGTTTGTTCTTCAAATCAATTAACATATTCATATTGCCCAAGCTATACTACCACTTTGGCAAGTTGCGCAGCTAACCCACAATCGAATATTTTGTGCCCTGGATACAACCCAAACCCTCAGACGAGTACTGCATCTAGATCTTCTACAACTACTGTCTCCACAGAACAACCAACTACTACTATTAGTAGCACAGGACAAGTATCGACAGGTGTTGCTGTAGTTAGTGATTCTAATGTAAACCAAGTTGTAACTAGACAATCAACTAGCACTGATGCAGCAGCAAGTGCTGCACCTGTTAATGTGGTGAGACAAGAACCACAAGCACAACAAACTGCTCCAGCAGCACCAACTGCTGTCGCTGCAAGACAAGAACAGAAACAAGAACAAAAAACAGAACAGAAACAAGAACAAAAAGCTGAAGACAAACCATCAGGTGGTGGTTCCACTCAAACAGCACAATCTTCGCAAAGTAGTGGAGATTCCAAACCAGCACCACAAACTGCTCGTCAAGCAATTCAAGAAAGAAGAGAAGCAGCAGCAAGAGCCAAAGCAGTTGAAGATGGTAAAAACTTAGCAGGTAATATGGGTAAAGCTGCTGACATGGAACAACAAAAACAAATTCAAAACGTAGTTATTGCAGCTATGGGATTTACTCCTGGATTTGATGCGTATGGTAAAACAATTGTTCCAGATGCAGCTGGTTATAAACCATTCACAGTTTACAACAATCAAAGAACTATCGATAATAGAAGTGCGTTGAGAATGTTCGGTGGTTCAGATAGATTACACAATGAAATGGTGGAGAGTCAATACGGAAGATAGTTAATAATATCAACTCGGAACCTACGGAAAGTAAAAGGATATTAAAATGGCAGAAGAAATTAAAGATGTCAATAAAAAGATTGACGAAGCAGAAGCAGCAGTTAAAAAATATGCAAGTAAAGATACTGTTATCAGTATTGGTGGCTATGAATTCACACCTGCCAAATTGATGGTAGGTTTTACATTAGTTTCTTCATTACTCGGTGGTCTTTATGGTACTTTTGAAGTATACAAAGATTACATGAGTATGAAAAAGAAAATTGCTGAGTATGTTACACCTGACTTAACTGAACTCTATAAGAAGATTGAAGTGTCAGATGCAAATAGCAGCAAGATGACTGAATATACAAATAATATTAAAAACGATTTGAAGAACGATGTTCGTAGAGTTGAGGGTGTTGTTGAAAACTTAGAAAGATCTACAAAGTCTAGTCTAAGAGATACAGATATTGCTATTAAAGAAATTAAGAAAGACTCTGATTCTACATTAAAAGAAGTCCGTAGATATAGCGATCAGAGCGTGAAAGAAGTTTCACAAGAATTAGTTAGAAATCAAAAAGAAACAACAGCGGAAATTCGTGCGTTGAGAAGCGAAGTTGATATGAAGATTAAGAAAGCATTGGATAATCCTCTGTCCAATTAAGGAAGAAGGAAATGACAGAAAAAGTAGACCTAAATAAGAAAGTAGACGACCTAGAAGCTGCGACTAAAAAGTATGCTAGTAAAGATACAGTAATTTCTATTGGTGGCTATGAATTCACGCCAGCTAAACTAATGGTTGCGTTTACAATTGTATCATCTACGCTAGGTGGTCTTTATGGAGCATTTGAAGTCTATAAAGATTATCAGGGTATGAAGAAAAAGATTGCAGAATATGTTTCTCCAGATTTATCTGAGATAAATAAAAAGCTGGAAGTCACTATGCAAAATAGTGAGAAATCTGTTCAATATACTCAAGACATTAAGAACGATCTAAAACAAGATATCCGTAAACTTGAAAAAGTGGTCGAGCAGGTAGAGCGTGATGGCAAGCAACTTAATCGTGAAGTCGATCAAGATATGCGTCAAATTCGCAAAGAAATAGATAGTAAGATTCAGAAAGCATTGGATAATCCACTATCAAAATAATAACTATAAGAGAGTACTGATATGAATGATAAACATCTACTATGGCTGATAGGAGTTTTGCTACTAATCCCTATTGCGTTTGCGATAGTAAGTAAAGAATCATTCCGTTACCCATGTCAAGACCCTGCTAACTGGGATAAGGATATCTGCAAGTTGCCATTGTGTGATGTGAACAGAACTTGCCCAGAACATATTTTTAAAGGACAAAGAGATCCACGTCTTGGTCCACCAAAAGATGGTGAAGTTGCTAGACCAGCAGCTGCGCCAGCGTCAACTACAGGAGCATGCAAATGAGCGAACCAGTTATGTATACAGAAGAGCAATTAATGGCTCGTCTGAAATTCTTCATCGGTATCTGTTTATCTTTTACCCTTGTTGGAATTGTTTTCGTAGTTCTTTATTCTATTATCTTCGTCACTCAACCATTGAATGCTATCAGTCCTATCGACCAGAAGTTCTTTGAGTTGATTATTCCTATTGCTACATTCTTGACAGGTACTCTATCAGGTATTATGTTAGCAGGCGGAGATAAAGATGCGCAGAAAGAAGCACTAAAAGCAGCAACTTCTGGTTGGACAAATAGACCAGCAACTCCACCAGCACCAATGGGTGGATTGCCACCAACTCCAGGTATGCCACCAAGACCAATGAGTATGGGTGGAATGCCAAGTATGCCTTCAATGCCATCGACATATGGTCTTGAGCCAGGAGATCCAGTAAATCGCAACACAAGAAATGATGGATAATCATGAGTTGGTTTAGCAGCATGTTATCTGATGGAATCAATGGTTCTGTATCAAGCAAACGAGTTATAACTTTTTTGGCATTTTTAGTTTGCGCATTCGCAATGATCGCAGATATCTTCGGCTATAAAGTTACACCTGCTTTGTTTGAGTCTATGATATACATTGTTGTAGCTGGCTTAGGTTTCACTGCATCTGAAAAGTTTGCCAAAAAAGAATGACACATCCAGTAGATCTCTGGGTGTGGTGTTTTCTACAATTATGGTATCTTCCGTATCGCCTAGCAGGTAGCGTTGATACAGTCTGTAAAACCCCAAATTTAGTCTTAAAATAACCCTACAAACTGTAGGGTCTTTCTAACCCCTCTCCAGTAGAGGGGTTTTTTCGTTGTAAATTTGCAAAACTGGGGGTTTACAATAATTCAGATCTGCTGTATAATAGTCTTATGATGATTGAAAAAGGAAACAAAATGATTGACTTGAAAATTGGTGATGTGATCCGTGCTTATGACTTCAAACCTATGGTTGGTCGTGAAGACTGTTTTGTTGAAGGTGTCGTTGAGCAAGTTAAGAACACTGAGCAAGGTTACTTTGCTTACAAAATCACTGCTACCAAAGATGTGTTCGGTGGCGAGATTCAAAAGAAAGGTAAGCACTCTCGTGTTGGCAAAATTGTTTTCGTACCCCATGAAGTTTCTTTCATGGAATATGCTGGTCGTGTAATCAACTTGTCGAGGTAATTATGAAAGGTTCGATTCGTTTGGCTGTTGGGTTTATTGTAGTGTTTGGTGCTGTCGGTGGACTTGATTATGGAAGTAATATGGATTGCGTCATTCTTACCATTGTAGCTATGATGGGATTGGGATTGATGTATAGTGGAATTCGTGCTTCGGAGAAACTATGATGGATCTAAATACACTCACCCAAGAAGAAATTGAAGAGTTGGAAAATTTGGAGCTGCAAAAGCAATACGAGTTTATGTCTTATGCAGATGAATCCGCAAATGATGATGCGCAATATTATGGAGAACAAGAATGAATAGTAAAATTGAATATCGTGGTCAAACTTTTGATCGTAGTCATGGCAGTCCCTTTGATCGTGGTGCTGCTGATAGTTGGTATAGTCGTCCGCAAGATCCACATTGGTATCCAGAGGGATCTTATCGTGGTAAGCGTATTGAATCCAAAGATATGAGTATTGCTGAGATGCGTGCTTACTTCATGGGTTATGAATATAATGAACAATTTGGTGGAAAGAAAGATTATGAATAATGATATTTCTGCACTGATAACATTTATTTTACTGAAGGGAATTCAGTATGGTAGTTTGCTGCTGGCAGTAGTGGTTTTCACTAGTGGTTTTTTTAGATAAACAATCAGGAGTTGTTATGTTAGCGTATTGCGATTATATTGCTAAGGTGATTAGCGAAGCGATGAAGAAAGATGCTGATAAGTATAGTTCTTACATTGACAACGTAGGTAAAACTCGTTGGGATTTAGATGCATCTACTGGTGCGTTTCTCTCTACTCGCAAAACAATTTCAGTGATTGACAAAAATGGTAAAGCGTATCGTGTGACGATAGAGGAAGTTAAATGACAGAAATTTTGAAATGGGTTGGAACTGCACTGACTATTGCTGGTGCAGTTGCAACATCTTTGGCTTTAGATCCATTGAACGTATATCTGTTTAATGCAGGTGCATTGACGTGGCTAGCTGCTGCAATAAGAATGAAAGAGAAAAGTCTTATTGTAGTCAATGCAGGTTTGTTGGCAGTTTACATCTTTGGAGTTATCTACAGACTGCAATAATAAAATAAGTTGACATTAAAATGAAAGTAGTGTATAATTCAATTAAACCTAGAAATCCTGTTGCTAAGGATTTACGCACTCCTAAGTATCGTATGAGAAAGGTGGAGTCTAAGGTTCAGTACACTCGTCAACCTAAGCACAAGAAAGGTAGCTATGAATATTGATATTGAAATCTGTCGACCAGATCTTTATCGTACAATTAAAGTTAAGTCCCACGACTATGACCTAGTCGAGTTTACAATCAGACAAGTTTCCTACGACAACAGTGGGAAAGAACTTACCAACAGTGGGCACACTACATTTTATTCTTCAAAAGAATTTAAAGATTTTTTCCAACCATTAATTAATGAATTAAAAGTGAGATTTGATAATGACAATGCAGACAATATTCAAGAATGAAAAAGAGTTCGAACAATTTAAAGAATGGACATATGGAGTTCTCCACGATGACAACATCAAAGATCTGTGCATTACTTTCACCAAGAAAGATGGCACCGAACGAAAAATGTTTTGCACTCTCTGCGAGGGAAGAATACCTGCAGTCAAATTACCTACACAAGAAAATCAAACCACAACTAGCCAGACTTCTGGATCCGCAGTTCGGGTTTTCGACACAGAAAAACAAGAATGGAGATCCTTCCGCTGGGACTCAGTGATTAAAGTGGAGTATTCATTATGAGTAATATTTTGACAGTATTTGGCGTTGGCGTAGGTATTATAATTATTATTGCTATCGCAGTACTTCTACCGATTCTATACATTTGGGCACTCAATACTTTATTCCCTGTGCTCGCAATCCCATATACATTAGAAACTTGGTCTGCAGCAGTTTTGCTCGGCATATTTTTCTCTAAAGCAATTGAAGTTAAAAAGGATAAAGAATGAATTACGTATTGACACCTGAACAGAAAACAGATCTACAAAAAGCCATTCGTGAAATTAGCAACTCCATGGTAAGAACTGAAGCAGAACGTGATCTGATTAAAGAAATTGTCAAGGAACAATCTGACCAGTTGCAAATCCCAAAGAAAATCATTAACAAGATTGCTAAAACTTTTCATAAGCAAAGTTTGCACCAAGAAGTTGCAGACCACGAAGACTTCGTTGAATTGTATGAGAAAGTGACCAGTGCTAATACACAGAAAAACACCACCCAACCATAAGCACAGTCTTTTGTATTTGATGGGTGTCACATGGAAATATGACACCATGTTCAACTCAGTATTCACAGAACATAATCTACAAGATTTGTTTTATAATGCTGGCGTAGAAACTATTGCTGTTGATTATGAATCCAGCGACACATATGAATCATTGGTTGAGGATGTGAACAAAATATCTTCAGAAGTTGACTTTATCATGGGGTATAGTTTTGGTTGTCTTCTAGCAGTGGCTACTGCGCAAACAAATACAAAGGCTATAATTTTATTGGATGCCAATTCTTTGGGTGGTAATGGTGGTAAAAACTACATTGAAGATAAAGAAACTGCTAACCAATATTTTGAAAAAGATCTAGCAGTTGTTAACAAAAAATTAAAAGACATCCCCGAAAAATTGATTATCAATCCATACAAACCAAAAACATTTTTAATTTTTAGTGACTATGGAAACAAAAATAATAATCTATGCACGCATGGTATGTATCTTGGAGCGTTAGGTAAAGTTAATAAAACAGTCATAAAAAATTCTTCTCATTATATTATGATAGAACCTACCCGATTCGAACTTGCCAAACAAATATTAGGGATTATGAATGAACTCAATAGATAATTACCCAGCTTGGAAAAATGGTAAGTATTGTAAAGTTAAAGATCTGACAGTTTCTGTTTTAGATCTTGGTTTAATTCATTGTGACGCAACGTATGATGTGCTAGCTGTGCGCAATGGCGAGATTGAAAATCTCGATGCACATCTACGCAGGTTCATTCGTAGTTCTATAGGATGGCGCATTCCAGTTGAGTGGTCTGATAATGATATTGAAATTGTTATTCAAACACTAGCTGCCATGGCACCGACTGACGATCTATTAGTTTGGATCGGTGTAACACGTGGTATACCAACATCTGGTAACCCAAGAGATCTAGCCAACTGTAAACCAAATCTTTTTATCTATACTAAACCTTACTATGGGTTTAATAAAGAAAACACAGCCACAGTCTGCTTAGCCAAGCAGAAGAGAAACACTTCTATTGACCAAACGATGAAGAACTTTGCTTGGAACGATTTGAACCTAGCACAGTGGGAAGCAATTGATCGTGGTTATGATACTGCTGTATTATTGGACCATGAAGGTCTTATTACTGAAGGACCAGGATTTAATGTTGGTTTTATTCGAGGTGGCAAAGTATATGCACCGAAGAATAATTGCCTTAAAGGTACTGTGATGGAATTGGTTAAATCCTTATGCGAAAGAAATGGTATTTGGTTTGAGTATGGTAACATACTACCATGGTTTGCTGAAACTTCTGATGCAATGTTTTTAACATCAACAGCTGGTAATGTTATTACAGTGAAGTGTTTTGAAAATAAGTATTTTAATGAAAATGAGACTTTAACATGGTTACAACAGAAGTTAGCCTAGAACAAAATAAACATCTATTATTCCTACTACCTGGACAAAGTTTATCACCACGTGCTTTCTGGGATTTTAAACTACCAGATGGACACACGCACATAGATTATTTTCTTGGAGCAGGGATAGATGTAATTTTATTTGACCCATGTGGTTACGGAGAAAGTTCTGATTACTATCAGTATGATAGAATTGGATATGCAGACCAGATTGAATCTGCAATTAAAGAACTTAAGAAAGAATATGTTTCTAAAACTGTTTTCGGTTTCTCTACGTCAACTGCACCTGCATTGATTGCTGGCGAAAGAGGTTTATTCGATAAGATTATTATTCATAGCCCATCAGTTCGTATGGATAAAAGATATTATGTTGAGTTTGACACTGAATACTTTGAGACTGGTATCGAGAAACTTAAAAAAGAAAGACTTGAAAAGATTAGTGATAAGTTGATTGGTGTGCCAAATAGAATTGATGGATGGGAACAAAAGATTCTTGATGTTGTTGGTAGCACTACATGGAAAGTTCCATCGCAACCTGTTTATGATATTAACAATTATTGGGTTGATACAGGACAACTAGGTTTCGATCCTGCAAAGGTTCCACCGATCCTAAGCATTGTCGGTGAGTACGACTACGAGTCTACTACAGGTGGCTATGATACCTTTAAGGGATTGTTTCCAGACTCCAAGGAGGTAATTATTCCACAGTCTACCCATTTCTCTATGTGGGAGAACTCATCGGCTCTAACTCGCTTAGAAATGATCCAATGGGTCTTGCAATAACCCTGCAACTTGTAGGGGAATGAAAATAGTTCTTTACAATAATTCAAAAATAGGGTATAATTATATTATAAACTTGGAGGTGTGAACCTATGGCTATGAATACAGCGAAACGCAAAGAACTTATTGCAAAAGTGAATGGTAGTGAACCTGAATTAAACTCGTCAAAATATAATGGCAGTTTTCTTGAGTTACTCAACTACTACAACTATAATAACGATGACAAAGATAAGAAGAAATGGCTTATCAGTCATGTCGCAAAGACAAACAAAAAACTAGCAGCACAACTTTTAAAGATTGACGAAAAGCATTTTCGTTATGCTGGCATCCTTGCACGCATCACCGATCGTGGTGGTCAACTAGAAGAAAAACACCAACTATTCCTTGAGAATCGCATCAAAGAATTGACTGAGATGAAAGAAGTCAAGAAAGAGGTTGTCGTCAAGAAAGAAGAAACTCCCACCAATGTAATTTCTATTCAAGATAGAATGGATGAGAAAGCACACGATCTCGCTGGTGAGATCGAGGGTGCCATCGATGACTTTGTGTTGGGTGGTTGTAAGTCTGACTTCTCAGCTAAAAATTATCTACTGGCACAACAAGTAGCAGCACCGATTGCTAAACGTATCGGTGAGTTGTTTGTTCCTTTGGCTGATGAACTGCGTGCCACTATTGCTGGTGATGATGAACAACTTGTAGAGGGTTATTCAAACTTCACTAAACGTGAACTAAAGAAATTCTTGGAGTTCGTGGATAACATCGTTGCTGACTGTAACCAAATGGTTCAGACTGCTAAAGCGAATCGTGCTCCACGTAAACGTAAGGAAGTCCCTGCAACTAAACAAGTTGCCAAGATGAAATATCTCAAAGAGTTTGCAGAGCTAAACCTAAAGTCTGTGAACCCCACAAGTATCATTGGCTCAACAGAGGTATGGTACTATAACACCAAATACAAACATGTTGGTGTGTATAAAGGTGAGAATGGTGGAACACTATCTGTTAAAGGAACTACCATCATCGGTTTCGATATTAAAGAATCAAAGCGTATGACTCTACGCAAACCTGAAGAATTCTTCAAAGGGTTGTCGTTGGGTAAACGTGCATTGAACAGTGCAATCAAAACACTAAAGACTAAACCTGCAGTACCGAATGGTCGATTCAATGAAGACTGCATTTTACTTGGAGCATTTTAATGATTTTAGTTGATTATTCTCAGGTGGCTCTGAGTAACATTCTATCTTTTCAGCGTGAGTTGAAAGGTAGCGAGTCCGAAGTTAAGAACCTGATTCGTCATGTGACATTGTCTACACTCAAGTCATACAAGAAGAAGTATGGCAAAGAGTATGGCGAGTTGGTTATCTGCTGCGATGGTCGTAAGTATTGGCGTAGAGAGTTCTTCCCAAACTACAAGGCTAATCGTAAGAAAGCACGTGATAATAGCGATCTGGATTGGACTCTTATCTTTGATACGCTGTCGCAAATCCGTGATGAGATTAAAGAGAACTTCCCCTACAAAGTTTTGCATCTTGAACGTGCAGAAGCTGACGACATCGTTGCAGTTCTGGCTAAATGGTGCCAGACAAATGCATTGGTTCAGCAAGGACTAGTTGAAGAGCCACAAAAGATTTTAGTTGTATCATCTGATGGCGACTTTATTCAGTTGCAAAAATATGATAACATAACACAGTGGTCACCGATTCAGAAGAAGTATGTGAAAGCAACTAAGAAAGAGTTGCATGAGAAAACTATTACGCACATCGTTAAAGCAGGTGATGATGGTATTCCAAACATTCTGAGTAATGATGATGTGTTTATCAAGGGAGAACGACAGAAACCTGTTTCTGCTAAACGACTACAAGAATTTATCGAGAATGGATTTATTGCTTGTAAGAATGATGAGGAACGTCGTAACTGGCATCGCAATCAAACATTGGTTGACTTTGAGTTTATTCCTGAAGATGTATCAAAGGAAATTATAGATACATATTCGAATTATAAAACAACAGCCGACAAGATGACAATTATGAATTATTTGATTGCCAACAAGTGTCGTTTACTATTGGATGAATTGGAGGACTTTTAATGGCTACAAAATTAGTTACTGAAATGCTGGCTGAGATTAATGATAACCCAGCAACTATTACAAAATATAAAGATAATGGTGCATTGCGTTTGATTTTTGAACATGCATTTGATCCTGAGAAGAAATTCTTTTTGCCTGAGGGAGATCCTCCATTCAAGGAAGATGCTGCACCGATTGGTATGAGTCCTGCAAACTTACACATGGAAGCTAAGAAGTTGTATGTGTTTTGTCGTACGGATTTGAATAAACTCCGCAGAGAATCTTTGTTCATTCAACTACTAGAAGGTTTGCATCCTTTTGAGTCTAAGTTGATTCTTGCAATCAAAGACCAGAAACTAACGAAGATGTATCCAAAGATTACACAGAAGTTAGTATCAGAAACTTTCCCAACTGTACCTGCTCCAGCTGTAAAGGAAAAGAAAGCAAAAAACTCTCAGGCTCCAGCAACTGGAGCCACAGCTTAATCGCAAGGTTTGCTAAAAAGAAAAAGACGCTACTGTTTTATATTATGAATTTTTTGAAAGGAAAAACAAATGCCTAATTGGTGTGATAATGCTGCAACTCTTACTGCAAGTAAAGAGAAAATTGATGCTCTCGTTGCTGTTCTAGAAAATAAAGACGACCAGCAAGTTTTCCAACACTTACGCCCACGTCCAGAATCTGAAGAAGAAAACTGGTATGAGTGGAATGTTAATTTCTGGGGAACTAAGTGGGATATCTCTCTGATTGACTACGATCGATATGATGATGAAACTATCTGGATCTCATTCGAAACTGCATGGGCACCACCTATTGCACTATATCAATTTTTGTATGAGAATGACTGGCATGTAGATGCTGTATACCACGAGAGTGGTATGGGATTCTGCGGTAAGTGGGAAGATGGTGAAGATGATTATTATGATTATGATTTAAATGATCGAATTTCTCTGGAAGATCTACCACAAGAAATTCTAGACTTTACTGGTCTGCTTGATTATTATGACCAGCGTCAAGAAGAACTTGCCATGGAAGCGGAGAACGAAGCATATGAGGAAACTGTTACAGAGTGGTATCCAGTTGAAGTTAATCCTGAACGTGTTGGGTATTATGAAACTAAAGAAAGCAACAATTGGCCATTCTATAAATTTGCCAAGTGGAATGGTAAGAAGTGGACTATCGATAATAAGAAACCAAAAGACCCGATTGCTTTCTGGAGAGGTTTAAAAGAACCTGCAGAACTTAGTCTTATAGAATCAGAGTTGAGTAAATTGAAAGTATTTAATGAAGCAAAAGTGGATTGATGCATTTATGGATACAGCTGAGAGATTTGCTCAGCTGTCTTCTGCTAAGAGGTTGCAAGTTGGTGCGGTTGTCGTCAAGGACAATCGCATCATTTCCATTGGATACAATGGTATGCCAGCTGGATGGACTAATGAGTGTGAGAAAAGAGTTTATACTCTTACACAACCAGCAGAGTTTTTAGATGAAGATGGATCTTCATATAATGTAGTTACCAAAGATGAAGTTATTCATGCTGAAGCAAATGCTATTCTTAAATTGGCACGTGATGGCGAGAGCGGATATGGCAGTAGTCTATTCTGTACTCATGCTCCTTGTATCCATTGTGCTAAGTTAGTTCATGGCGCAGGAATCAACAAAGTCTACTACAGACATTCTTACAGAGATACAATTGGTTTGGACTTTTTAGAAAAGTGCAACATTGAAGTAGAAAAAATATCGTGATCGGTTTTATAAATTATCGTCATTGAAAAAAATTATGAGAAAAGTAGTAGTAATTTATTATTTCAATGACTAAGTAATAGTGTAATTTTTATTTTTTTAACATAACAGGAGTTTTTATGAAGACAGTTGGAGAAAAATTAGAACCATTCGTTATCACTGGTGTTAAGCCAGGACAACCAGAAGATGCATTCTTTGCAATTGATGAGAAGTCATTCGCTGGAAAGTGGAAAGTTATTGTATACTATCCAAAGGATTTTACATTCGTGTGTCCTACTGAGATTGTAGCATATGATAAGTTGTTCCAAGATTTTGAAGATCGTGATGCAGTTCTATTGACTGGTTCTACAGACAATGAGTTCTGCAAAGTGGCTTGGCAAAAAGCACACCCAGATCTACAAAAGATTAAGCATATTCAATTTGCTGATACAGTTCGTGGTGGATATCAAACAGGCGATGTTCCTGATACACTTGGTATTGAAACTAACTATCGTTGGAATAGAGGTTTGATTGACCAGCTTGGTGTATTCTATGAACCTGCTGGTGCTGCATTGCGTGCAACATTTATTGTTGACCCAGACAATGTTATTCAACATGTTACAGTAAACAACTTGAATGTTGGTCGTTCACCTGAAGAAACTTTGCGTATCCTTGACGCACTTCAGACTGGCGAATTATGTGCATGTAACCGCACTGTTGGTGGAGAAACACTATAATGATTGAGATAATTTGGGCAGTCATTGCTATTATATTAATTGATATCGTTCTCGCAGGAGACAATGCATTAGTTATCGGTATGGCTGCAAACCGACTGCCTGAACATCTTAGGAAAAAAGCAATTCTATGGGGAACCTTTGGCGCAGTGGCGATTCGTTTCGTCAGCGTTGCGTTGTTAACATATCTGTTATTGATTCCAGGATTAAAACTTATCGGTGGCTTGGCACTGATTTACATTGGTTGGAAATTAGCATTCCAAGGTAAAGACCACAGTGTTACAGCCAAAGATACTTTCTGGGGAGCAATCGGTACTATCGTTCTAGCTGATGCAGTAATGGGTATTGATAATGCCTTAGGTATTGCTGCAGCAGCTGGTGGTAATATTTGGTTAGTTGTGCTTGGTCTATTAATCAGTGTTCCTATTATTCTATTTGGTAGCACTATCATCGCAAAACTATTACAGAAATATCCAGATAGCGTATTCATCGGTAGCTTTGTATTGTTCGTTGTAGCATTCAAGATGATTCTTGGAGAACCATTCTTGGATACACACTTGGACCCACTGCATGACTTTTATGAAAATGTTCTCCCATGGCTTGCTGCTATAATTATTACTGCTAAACAATATTACAGATCAAGAATAAGGGATTAAAATGGTATTTATAGAAACTGTTAAAGAAGCGTTGCCAGATTACGCAAAGGACACCAAGTTAAATCTTGACGCTGTGCTTTTGCGTAGTTCTCTACCTGTTGATGAAGCGATGGGATGTGCTGTCGCTGCATTAGCTGCAACTGGCAATGGTAAACTACTCGGTGTTCTACTAGCAGATGCACCAGCTGACGCAAACGCTGCAATGACTGCTGCTAGTTTGATGGCACAGAACAATGTATGGTACCCATATGTTGAGATGGCTGATGATGAGCAACTCAAAGGACTACCTGCACAATTACGCATGAATGCGATTGCTACACATGGCGGAACTACAAAAGAGAGATTTGAATCTTACTCATTAGCTGCATCTATCGTTGGTAAGTGCCACTTCTGTGTCAAAGCACACTATGATGGATTAAAGAAGATGGGTTATACTGTCGAACAACTTCGTGATATCGGTCGCATTGCAGCAGTAATGAATGCATGCGCAAAAGTTTTAAATAGTTGATGTCAACAATTAAACATGAATGGTGGTCAACCCCAGTCTGGGAAGTAGAGACTGGGTTTGACGATCAATTTAATAATAAGTTGTTACAAGAAATTGCCAATATACAGGTAAGTGGGTCGCCATATAATTTTAATATCTGGAATACAAAGACTCAGAATATTTCTATATTGAGACAAAAGATTCTTACAGTTGTGCAGGAATCAACTGCTGGTATATTCAATCCATATTTTAAATTCAATCCACAGCTAACAAGAGGTTGGGTCAATCGTCAGAAACAACATGAACATATACCACTACACGATCATGGAAATACAGTAATGGCAGTTGTATATTACATATACACTCCAGAAAATTGTGGAGATCTACTTTTAGTTGATCCAAGAAATGCACCCCTGTGGGATAGAATTTCTGAAGGTAAAGTTGATGGGATTAAATACCAACGTATAAAACCAAAAAGTGGCAAACTAATATTATTCCCTGGATACGTTAGTCATATGGTAGAACCGAACAAGTCTGACGATACAAGGATTAGTTTAGCGACAAATATTATAACATGGTGAGAGAAATGATATTTGAAGACTCAAAAGCTCCAGCTTGGATGATCAGAAAAAATGGTTATTATAAAGTTGGTAGTAAAAACTTTGTTCATAAAACTCTGGCTTTAACTGAAGCCAGTAGAAGTAAAATTTATCCTAAATGGGATTTTTGTGAAAACGTGTTTTCCAAATGTGATTGGAAAACACCAGTACAAACCAGCTTGTTAGAATTATACAAAATACGTGCGCAACAATTAAGAGATAAGTATGAATATGTTATGCTAGCGTATAGCGGTGGAGCAGATTCAGATAGTGTTCTTCATAGTTTTATTGATAATAATATCAAATTAGATGAGATAGTTATACATTGGCCAGAATCTATCTCCAAAGGTTGGAAAATTTCTCGTGATAAAAACGCAGCAAACATTTTAAGTGAATGGGAGTTAACTGCTAAACCCAAACTTGCTTGGGTTGAGAAACATTACCCAGAAATTAAAATTACATTTTTGGATATGAATACATTAACTACTGAGTATTCAGAAGACATGTTCACAATTGCTAATGATGCAATTGATTATATTCCAATTAAACGACAGCGACAAATTCATGCAGTATCTAGTAAATTATTAAATCAAGGTATCAATGCATGCATCATTTACGGAATTGATAAACCGACATTTAATATAATTAATAATGAGTTTTGTGTTTTGTTCATTGATAGAATGACGCAAGTTGTATCTGATATCGCTGAAGGAAAAGAACGTAATATTGAATATTTTTATTGGGCAGAAGATTTACCAGAACTTTTGATCAAACAAGCACAAATATTCTATGCATATTTCAAACAAAATCCACAATTACTTAGATTAGTTTTTCGCAGGGATAATAATGGTGTAGTTACATATAGACCACCAGAGGAAGATGCCGATATTTTAAGAGATTTGACTGCTAAATTAATATATCCTACATGGGATACCAATCTATTCCAAGCAAGTAAAGCGAGGAATGTTATCACAGCAGAACATTTTGATTTTTTTAGATATGCAAATTTCGGAGATTCAAGATTTCGTGATTCTCATTTGAGTGCACTTACTACACAATTAAACTTAATTGATGATAAGTATTTTATTGGTGGTAGGAGACCAGCTAATCGTGGATGTAGCTATATTGCTTTTATTTCTGGAAAATATTCTCTGGGTCCTATCAACCCAATTATTATGAAAAATGATTAATAAAAACTTAGGTTATTATGTTTGCGATGGTATCGAGTTTTCATCGAAGGTAGATGCTTGTCTTTATGGTAAAACAGTAAACAAACCAGTTAACTGGATTTTTCATAACGATGAGTTTTCCAGATTCCCATGGAATATAGAACCACAACAAACTCTAGACGAATTATATGATAGAAGAGCCAGAGAACTAAGAGAGAAGTATGATTACATTATCTTAAGTTTCTCTGGTGGTTCTGATACAAATAATATCCTTGAAAGTTTTATTCGTCAAGGATTGCATATTGACGAGGTTGTGACTAATCACATAACTTCAGCAACCAAATCAACAACAGTCCTCAATCCAAATATTAAAGATTCGTGGAACTTTGCTGCTGAGCATGACTTGCAAGCAGTTCCAAGATTAAAATACATTCAAGAAAAATGCCCAAGAACTAAAATAACAGTTCTGGATGTTAGTGAAGTCGTTTTAAATTCAATGAATGTATTTGATGATGTTGATTGGGTTCTTCATCGCAATGACCATCTTTCTATTGGGCAACTGTTCAGATATAACTATTTTCACTTCGGCGAGATGAAGAAACAGTTTGATAAGAATCTAAAAATTGGATTGATAGTTGGTCTTGATAAACCGAAACTGGTAATCAAAGGTGATAACAATTTCTATATCTATTTCCCAGATTCAGTTGTAAATATCACCACTATCAATGACTTCAATCAGGACTACACCAATCTAACTACAGAACTATTTTACTGGGGTAAAGAAACTTTACCGATGCTCGCCAAACAAGCACACACAGTGAAGAGATGGCTAGAAACAAACCCACATTTCCAACAATATTGGAAGTCTAGCACGTTCGCCACTGTTAGAACGCACCAAGAACAACTACTAAGAAATTTAATATATACTACTTGGAACGATAATTGGTTTCAGGTAAATAAATCAACAAGTTGGTTCAATACTGAATTTGATACATGGTTTAAAAATAATCCAAATATGAAACGAGAATTGGCTATGTGGCAGCGAGGTATTGATTACCTATCCAAACAGTTACCTGAATATATTAGCTATAATGAACAGGGTAGACCTGACGCTATGAAACAATTTAAGCATGAATATAAAATTGGTATGATGAAAAGAAAGTTTGTATGAATATTGCTCTACTGTCAAAATCTTCAAGTTATCAACATCTTGCTAAAAAATTTATAGATCAAGGACATACTGTTGAAATGTTCTATGACATGTCAATTAAACTAAGTACTAAACCAAAGTTTTTTATGGCATCGGGAATTCCTGTATGTAGAAATAGCTATATGCACAGTTTACTTAGCAATAACAAAATTCCATATTTTTTCGTCAATAATAAATCCACCGAGTATGAGAATGATAAGTTTTTAACTAAGAAAATGTTAAGAGAACTTAACATACCAACTCCGAATGGTATTTTGGTTACAGGTGCTGAATTAAAAACCAATTTTAATACATACGCTATACCATTTGTAATTAAAATAAATTATGCTTATTTTTATGGTAGACAAACTATTGTTGTCACGGAAGAAAATAAGGAAGAGGTATACAAATTTCTATTCAATAAAAGCATTTATCATATAAAAGACGACGCAAGTATTGTTATTGAAGACTACGTTGAAATCGATAGAGAATATTCATATCACGCACTATTCAACTATAACTGCTGGAGATTCTTCGGAGCAGCCAGAGATTACAAAAAGATTGAAGATGGTGATGAGGGATATAACTCTGTTAGTTGCGGAGCATACTCAACACAAGAAGTTGATGAAATTGTTCACACCTATGCTGACAAAATATACAAGTACTTTAAGAAGATTAACCTTATGTATCGTGGGTTTATTTTCTTGGGGATTGCTGTAAGAAAAGATGGGACTCCGATGGTTCTTGAAATCAATACAAGAAGTGGCGATCCAGAGTTACAGGTTATGGTAGAATGTATAGAAAATGATTTAGCCAGTTTATTCTTAAATGCAAGCTGTGATTATGTTTTACCACAAATTAAATTTAATAGAAAACAAGCAGTAACAGTTTCTTTGTTAAACCAACATTATGATTGGACAATCCCAGCATATGATTTGCCAGATTTAAAAGATATACCACCCAATATAATTTACAGTAAAGACCAATTTCCTGATGGTTTGAAACATGGGGTTTTGACTGCAGTTTCAGATACAAAAGAAAAAGCAAGTAAAATTATCTACGATTATTTGAACACCCAATATATTGGGCAGTATAGATATCGTAATGATATAGGTATACTAAAATGAAAAGAAACCTTTTATCTAAATAATAGTATGGCATATTCAGACAAAGTTATCGACCATTACGAAAACCCAAGAAATGTTGGATCGTTATCAAAGGACGACCCAAGTGTTGGCACAGGTATGGTTGGTGCTCCTGCTTGCGGTGACGTAATGAAACTGCAAATTAAGGTTAATGATGATGGTATCATTACCGATGCCAAGTTTAAAACATATGGTTGCGGAAGTGCAATTGCTTCGTCTTCACTGGTAACAGAGATGGTAAAGGGAATGTCTATCAAAGATGCAGCCCAAATTAGAAACAGCCAGATCGCTGAGGAGCTTGCACTACCACCTGTTAAAATTCACTGCTCGATTTTAGCAGAAGATGCCATTAAAGCAGCAGTTAAAGACTACGAACTAAAGTGTTCTTGCAAATGATTACAGTTACAGAATCAGCAACATCTAAGATTGCAGATCTACTCGCAGAAAACCAAGAGCCATACCTTCGCATATCTGTAAAGGGTGGTGGCTGTTCTGGTTTCTCCTATGCATTTGACTTTGAATCCCAGAAACAAGAAGATGATTTTGAGATTGACAAAATCGTAGTTGATTGTATGAGCATGCAATATCTCCAAGGTGCAACTGTTGACTTCGAACAGAAGATGTTTGAGTCAGCATTCAAAATCTCCAATCCCAACGCAAAACAAACTTGCGGTTGCGGTTCTTCCTTCGCTGCCTAAAAATAGTGAGTCGTCACTATTAATTTCCAAAAAGTAAAACTTTAGACTTCCTTTTTATAAGTATTAATTAGAGCGAGGATCGCTACCTCGCTATTGATTGACGTCAACTACAGCATGTCAATGGGTGGTATCCTCTACCACCTTAGTACAATCTCAAAAAGTTTTAAAGGAAGTAAAAATGGCAGAAGTATTATCTCCAACAGGTATGTTGATGGGTGGACGAGACGATGGTCTTTTCGGAGGTGGTGGTGGTTTAATCGGTGGTTTAATCCTCGGTTCTCTACTGCGCAACAACGGAAATCTCTTCGGCAACGATGGCGCAGGTGCTGCAGCAGCACTACGTAGCCCTCCAGAGCAAGCACAAGCAAACATGAGCCTCATGAATGCTATTGGTGAAGTAGGAAAGCAAGTTGCACTCGGAACAGCTACAGTTGAAACTTCTAACGCAACACAAACTGGTCAACTAACCAATGCTATCAGCAGCTCAACAAGCGCAAACCTTATTGCTATCCAAGGCATTAAAGATAATGTTAGTGCTTCAACAGCAGCTCTTACTGCTCAAATCAATGGTGTTCAGCAACAAGTAATGGAAAATCGCTATGAGTTATCTAAAGATATCACTAACGATGGCGAGAAAACTCGTGCGTTGCTAGTATCACAATACGAAGCTACATTGAATCGTCAATTGTCTGATGCTAACGCAGCAGTAATTGCTTTACAAGCAAAACTCGACACAGCAGCAACTGCACGTGGAGTTGAAGTAACAACTACTAACAACATCAACCAGATGCAACAACAGCAACAGCAACAGCAACAGTATGGCCACCTATACAACGCTATCTGGGCTCTTGCACAAAACATTCGTTCCAACAATGAAGCAATCAATGTCGGTTCTGGTACACTAACTGCTAACCCAGTTAATACCAATACTAACATTAGATAATCTAACAAACACCCACTTCGGTGGGTGTTCTTGGAGTACACATGGAACAGAATCAGTATCAGGGAATTAATCCATTGATTTATTTTCCACCATTCCCACCATTTCCAGTAGTTACAACACCACCACAAATTTGTGGTAACGATAATGATGTTATCAATGTTGTGAATTATGCGAAGCCAAGTCCAGTTCCTGTAACTGAAGTTACAACACCAGAATACACTGCTACATCAGCTGATTATTTCTTGTGTGTAACACATGCAGGACAAGTAGTGATTACGCTACCAACTGGAATTTTGGGAACTGTGTATATTATTAAAGATTGTGATGGTAACGCATCACCAACGACACCAATTATAGTTCAAGGAACAGGTCAGAATGTTGACATTGGCACAGCCACTATCAACACATCGTTTGGTAGCATTACTGTTATTTTCAATGGTGAAGCATGGAGTATTGTGTGATGTTAATATTCACCAAGACTAAAGTTGAATCGCCAGAGAGTATAGAGGGTGAAAACCTTGCTGCTCATGTAATTCTCTGTCGTCAGAGAGACGCATCCACGAAAACACGTATGGATGAAATCGAAGATAGACAGATTAAACTTGAAAGTAGAGAGATTGATTTACGTTCGTATATCCTCAAAACTATAACTACAGCAGCATTTGCTCTACTGTCTTCAGCAGTATCTCTTGGCATGTTAATTTCGGACTTTGTTAAAAGATGACTTATAAAACGCCATTCGCATCAACAACAGACTGGGGTACAATGAGAGTTGGATCTGGTTTGACTGTAACTAATGGTATCGTTGATGCAGTAGGAGTGCCAGCAAATTCATTCTATGGCAAATTCTACAGCTCTACTACACAAACCAATCCTGGTGTGAATACAGCAGTCCCTATATCGTTCCCAAATACAACACTAAGCAATGGTATAACAACAACTGGAATAGTAATTACATTTGCGAACGCAGGTGTGTATACTGTAACATATGAAGTGCAAGCTGAGGTTACAAGTGGTGGAGGAGGAGACATCGACATATGGGCAGTTGTGGGTGGAGTACCATTAGCCAATAGTAATAGTATAACTTCTATTGCAGGTGGTGGTAACAGAACTATCATTAACAGATCGTTTCTGGTTAGCCTAACAGCTGGACAGACGATGGGTATAAGTTGGTCATCTCCAGTGGCAAACATGCAATTAACAGCATTGGGTACTCAAGTTGGACCAACTCGTCCAGCGACAGACAGTGCAAACTTTTTGGCTACTTTAGTCAAAGCGTTATAACTTCAAGATATCATTAAGGAAACAAAATGTCTTATTCAAATAACCCCACCTCGATCCTTGCAGGAACAGGTATTTCTATTTCTCCAACTTCTGGTACTGGTGCGAACACTATCACTATCTCAGCAACTGGTGTGCAAACACTTGCAGTTCGTGTAGCTGTTGCGACTCCAGTCGCAGTGGTCAATACAGATGATGTAATTTCTGTTGAGGTTCCAGGTCCAGTGGCAGTTGCTGTGAATTTACCAGCAGGTGTTACAGGTCGTGTGTTCAACATTAAAGATGGTTTAGGTCTTGCTGCTCCAGCAACTCCAATTACCATTACACCAGCAGCAGGTACTATTGATGGTGCAGCTACTGCAACTATCAATGCACCTTATGGCTCATTGACTTTGGTTTATAGTGGAACTGAATGGAAAGTGTTATAATATGTCTTACAATCGTCAACCTAACGTAGTATTAGCTGGAAGAGCATTAAAACAAACTCCACCAGCAACAACAATTGCTCCAGCAGGAGTAGTGCCAGTTTCTTTGGATGCGGATATTGCATCGAAAACTCAACTGGGTGTTGTTAAAATTGGAAATGGTATTAGTGTTACAGCTGATGGTCTTATATCAGTGAAGAGTGATGATTCCAAAAACTGTATTTTAAAAACTACAAGTGTCAGCGAATCATACAATGTATCACCTGATGACTGTTATGTTGGCGTAGATGCAGAAAAAGCTACAACAATAACACTACCAAAGGATCCTCCTGCTGGTAAGTTGATTATTGTCAAAGCTGAAATGAAACCACCATTGGGTAATCGTAAAGTTACAATTACAACTGCCGATGGTACTCTTATAGATGGATATCAAAACTGCATCATACAAGTTTCAAACGAAACTGTAAGATTATTATTCAGAGATGGTTGGCGTATAATTTAAAAAAGGAGCTAAAAATGAAAAAGATGGTAAAAACCATTGTAATAGAAAAAATGGATGACGGAACAATTTGTATGGATCACAATTTGTTGCATCGTTTATTGTCTTGGTCTATGGCATATGCAAAAAGTGACGATGATATCGTTCACCTAGTTGATGCTGTGGTTCAAGAAAGTGATGAGGGTGACACTCTCACCATGAAACATTACACATACATCGCAGAAAGAATGGCAAAACACGCAGCAAAAGTAGTAGAAGCTGCTTAAGTTTTGTCAACTAGGGTTTACGCTATACCTCAAATAGCGTCGGTTTGTTAGTTGTCCGTGAACAACTAACACTCACATTTATTTTACTTTTTTTCAAAACAGCAGTATAATTTGACTAAATAGATTAGTGCTGGAAAAAAAATAACCCTGCAAGAAGTAAGGTTATTAAAATTAGTGCTTTACTTTAATTCAATAAAGGTGTATAATTCTTACATGAACTCGAAAATGATATCCTTAGGCAGAAAGCATCTACCACTTAATAGTGGTTGGACATGCTCACGCCCACAGTATACATTTGCGATCGAGTTAGATACTGGGGGTTTTGTAAAGTAAACTAATACCAAGTTTATTTTCCAAAACCCCTGCGATGAAAATCCAGGGGTTTTTTGTTTTTAGGGCATCGTCCCATCTGTTCTTTAAAAATTTGCGTACCAAATGTTCCCGAATGGTGTAGTGGTAGCACAGCAGACTTTGACTCTGTTAGTATAAGTTCGATTCTTATTTCGGGTGCCATATAGAAGCACACTTTGCACAGTGAAAGCCTGTCCCAATGAACTTGAGAGGGTAGTGTGTTTCAATATGGTTTTGGGTGTATAACTTAGTGGTAAAGTAACTGGCTTTTAACCAGTAAACCAGAGTTCGATTCTCTGTGCACCTACCAATGGTGTCTATGATGTAGTGGTAGCATTAGGGATTGTGATTCCCTCCGTATGAGTTCGATCCTCATTAGACACCCCATGCAACTTTAGCTGATGTGGTCATAGCGGTGGTCTGAAGAACCATTGAAGTAGGTTCGATTCCTACAGGTTGCACCATACCCGATTAGCTCAGTGGTAGAGCAATCGCTTGATAAGCGATAGGTGAGTGGATCGTTACCACTATCGGGTACCAAGTTTATGCAGGATTAATTCAGTGGTAGAATGTTTCGTTGCCAACGAAAATGTCATCGGTTCGAACCCGATATCCTGCTCCAAGTATTATGGGTCGTTAACTCAGTTGGTAGAGTTCCTGCCTTAC